TTAGAGCCGTCTTTTCTATTAAAGTAAGCTCGTCCTTTAGCGTTAAGTCCTCCACTAGGGTTTTGATATACTTTTTTTACCATATTTTATTTGTTTTTTTGACGTTAGAAAAGACTTATGGTCTTTTTTATTAAGGTACTAAACCCCAAGATTGTTTTTGTTCATTCCAAAAATAATTATTACTATTATCTGGTTGAGGTATTGGTGCGTTCCAACGACAAGTAGTTTCGTTTAATGTCCAAGATAAAAAAGGTTTAGGTGCAATAAAAGCATCTTTTTGTTCGTCATAGTGATAACCAATTCCTGCATAATTTTTTCTAAATTTTCCATTATAAGAAGTTTGTTTCCAAACATCTCTTGTATTGTAAAGTTTATTTAAAAAATCTACACCAAGTTTTTCTTGTTCAATTCCTTGTTCATCTGTGATTACAGAATTATTAACTACAATTACTTGTTCAACTATATTTCCTATTCCTAATTTTGCAAAATGTGCCATATTTTTTTTATCCTGTGTAGCTCCCACTTCCGTTAAATATTAAAACTGTATCACTACCAACTGGTGATACTGTTGGCGAACCAGTTGTAGTTCCTGAATAACTTGCAGTTGGCATACGAAGTATAACAACTCCTGAGCCACCTGATATATTTCCAGCAGGACTAAAACCGCCTCCTGCTCCACCGCCTTTATTAGCTGGTGCGGCTTGCATTGCACCGCCACCGCCAAAAGCTGAACCTGAACTATTATAAGAGCCATTATTAGCCACTCCGTTTCCTCCCCCAGCTCTTTGAACTGCCGAACCTGTTATAGAGGAACTTAATCCAGCTCCGCCATCTCCTGCATTACCTGATGCGTCCTGTCCGTTCGCACCAGCTCCGCCACCTCCGCCTCCTCGTGTAAAAGCAACTATACCATCAACACCAATACCACCATCAAAACCTTGACCAGCAGTCCCAAATCCTACTATTGAATTATAATTAGCTCCGTAAGAAGAACCGCACCCACTTCCGCCATCTCTAGCTTTAACAGGAGTACTGCCATACACAGCAGAATTACTTGCTCCGCCACCTCCGCCTAAAGAGGTTATTGTAGTAATATTTGAACCAGAAATAGAACTATCATTACCATTACCATTTGCACTAGTTCCACCTGCTGTTTGAATACCGCCTCCACCAACTGTAATTGTATAAACTATTCCTTGTTGAAAAGTTAAAGGTGTTTCTGTTGCTGAATTTCTTCCTGAAGTTTCTGATGCGTATGAATTTCTATATCCTCCTGCACCACCTCCGCCAAAACTCATTGAAGAACCACCACCTGCTAAAACTAAATAAGAAGAAGAATATGCAACAACAACAACTATTGAAAATTGTCTATCAGCAGTTTTAGAATTTGCTGTTGCTCTTATAGTAAATGTTTTAGTTCCTGCTGAATTTGGAGTTCCACTAATAGCTCCTGTAGAGGAATTTATAGTAAGTCCATTAGTTGCTAAAACTGTACCGCCTGTTTCAGCATAACTTATCGTATCGCCGTCTGGGTCTGTAGCTGTTACAGTTGCGTGAGTTCCTGTTGATTGAGTATTTATAGTTGCAATAGTTCCACTAGCAGTAACCCAACTCAAAGTATTATCTATATAAATTTGGTCATTTAAAATTCCTGATAAACCAGAAGTATTTATAACTCTAACATCATAAGGTTCTTTAGCATTATTAAATAAATTTTTAGCAACAACAGCAGTAATAGAAGTTGAGGAATTAAAAGTTGTAGTTGATGGTGTTACTTCTGTATTATCATTAGCTATAAATTTAACTGAAATACCAGACTGAAAGTTTGTTCCTGTAATTGTAAATGTTTCATTACCACCAGCTAAATTAGCAACTTCTAAAGGCGATACTGCTGTAACTGTTGGTGGAGTATCTATAACCTTAAATTCTGTACCTGTATAATATTCAGCTAGACCTGTTTGAGAATTAAATCTAATTTGACCAGCAGTAGAACCTCGTTGAGCAGTAGTTCCTGTTGCAACTTTAGTACCTGCTGTACCTGTGTCTGATATATTTTCAAAAGATACACCTAGATTACTATTAGGTATAACCCCATTGGTATTAGTACCAAAAAGTTTAGATAAATCTCTAGCACGAGACATTTACGACTTTCCTTTATTTAGATTGTTGTTGTTATTAAAGAATAGACTTTACTTCTTGCTCAGTTAAACCGAGAGCTTGAAGTTTTGCTAATGCACTAGCTTTAGCATCTGCTTTAGCTTGTTTTTCAGCATCAAGTTTTTGTCTAGCTTGTTCTTGTTCAGCTAAAAATTCATCTGTATAATTAAAAGAACCATCAGGTTTTCTAACCATATCAGCAAATACATTATCTGATACTTGTTCCCAACCTTCTACATAAGGATAGGATATTACTTCTACTTTATTGTTTTTTATTAATGCGTATTTCATATTTTATCTCCTAACTTATTTTCCAAAAGCAAACGCTTAGGTAAGTTTCAATGTCCATACCAATTTGCTCCAAAGCTTTTGTGCCATTACCGCCTATCCATTGTATTTCAATATTTTTTGTACCAGATATTGTAAATCTTCCTTTAAAAAATAAAGGAGCAAAAACATAATCATTTGTCCAAGAATAACCACCATTAGAAACTAAAAGTGTAGCTCCATCAGTTGTGTTTCTTATTCTTCCTTTTTCACTATTAAAAGCACCACCTGCACTTTGCATAAAACCATCAGCAAAATAAGTGCCACTTGGTAATGTTATTACATTTGAAGATAATGATGCACCAGATACTTCATTTACTGCTATTGTATTTATATCTCTTTTTTGAAAGTTGCCATTTCCTGTTAAAGTTTGACCGCTAGTACCAAGTGGTCTCTCATCTTTAACTTGAAATAAAGCTGTGCCAAAAACTGAACCAGATATAGTTCCAAATTCTAAAGCCGTAGCTCCACTATTCATTTTCATCACTTGATTAGATGTACCTAAACTTGGTGGCATCACTAAAGTATAGTTAGCTCCTGATGCGTGAGTTGGACTTTTAATTTTTATTCCGTGAGAATTTTGTTCACAGTTTAATTGTATATAACCATCTGTTACGGAAGGTGTTCCTTTACAAACTATAGACGCATCACTCGCTGTACTAATTAAATCTAGTTTGTCTCTTGTGATACCGCTTAGTCTTGCATTAGGAACTGTACCTGATGTTAAGTTTGTTGCGTTTAATGTTGATAATGCACTTGCAGGTAAAGTTAAAGTACCTGAACTTGCATCTAAAGTCTGACCAGACGGAATAGTAATTGTATTACCACTACTACCTGCAATCTCATCTACTTTTATTCGACTTGGCATTTATTGTTTCCTTATTTGTTTGTTTGTTTTTGTTTTATAGGATTGTAAGTGTACCTGTGCCACTCACAGTCCATACTGCACTTCCACTAACAGTTATTATCCCCATCAAGAAAGCATTTTTTGTACTACTTGTTGTTGATGTTACATTAGTTGAAATCTCGTTATAGTTACTGAAAAAATTTCCAGTCGTAGTAATCTCACTCGCCTGTATGGTAGAAAATTCTAAAGCAGTTGCACCTGAATTGACTACCAATGCTTGTCCTGCTGTTCCTAATGGTGGAACATCATTTGCATCTGTAATGCTAAAGTTTGCTAATTGAAAAGTACCATAAGCGATAACTTCTAAAATATCGTCTAATGTAGCTCCTGTTGTTAAGACAATGCTTGTTCCATTAGATGCTGTAAAATCTACAGTATTAACTAATTTTATTCCGTTTAAATATACATCTAAAAATCCTGCGTCATAAGCAAGAGTATTTCCGTTAACATCTGCACCTGAAAATGTTGTCTGTGATGCTGTTGCATTATATCTAAATCTATCTGCTGTACCATTAACTGAAGAACCTGCATTAATCCAACCACCAGAAGAATAAACCTTCATAGTGTTTGCAGACGTATCGAAGTATAAATCTCCTAAGTCTAAACTTGTAACAGGAGCAGAAGCACTTACTCTATATCTATCTGCAAAATTATTTACTGTTCCAATATTACTTCCAACTGTATTAACATTAGCTATAGAACCACCTACTAGGTTTACATTAGCAATATTATTTCCTACTAAATCAACATTTGTAATTGCATTAGCAACTGTATCAATTTCAGAAATAGCTTCGTTTAAATCATTTGCAGTTGTAATAACTTTTGCAATATCTGTAGCAACTGCTGAAATATTACCTGCATTAGAAGCAACAGTTGATATAGCACCTGATATTCCTGCTACTGTACTTACATTAGCCGACATACCTGCAACTGTAGTTACGTTGCCTGATATACCTGCGACTGTAGTAATGTTACCGCTTATTGGTGCAAGAGTATTAACATTAGCAATAGAACCACCTACAGAATTTACGTTTGCAATATTTGTAGCGACTGTTCCAATATTACCGACTGCACCTGCAACTGTAGAAATATTATTTGTAGGTGTAATCTGACCTGCTACTGTAGCAATACTTCCTGCGTTACTAGCAAGTGTTGTTAAACCTGCTGTACCTGCAAGTGTAGTTATGTTTGCTGATATTCCTGCAAGTGTAGAAATATTATTTGTAGGTGTTATTTGACCTGCAACTGATGTTAAGTTTGCTTTGTCGGCAGTTGATAGCCAAGTGTTTTCTAAATAATGTTTAGTTACTGCATCTTGGTTAGCACTAGGATTTGCTACGTTCTTAATTACTCTACTACCAGCATTATATTTATTATCAGTATCTAATGGTAAAGAATTTTCACTAGTATCAAACGCTTCTTGTGCTACAAAGAATAATTGATTACTGTCTTGATCTAATATTGATTCGGTAACTGTTGACCCATCTTGATAATCTACTAATCTTGTAGAACGACTAGAAGACCTAGATATAGAAATAACAAGTCCGTTAGCTGGAGCAGTTGTAAATTGTATTGTTGAACTAGTTGG